TTTCTCACTGGCGTTTTTGTCATGTATGACCCAGGTTGGAATATCCAAAGTCATGCCATAGTCGGAAATGCCATCCAACCATTTGAGCACAGCTTCACGTTTTTTCTGTGCGGCATCCAACAGGTTTTGATAATTTTTTGCATGATCAATCTTGACATACTTGGTATTGCCATGCTTGTCATGTTTGGCGGTGCCGTCAGGTTTGAGATCTGGCACATGTTCAATGCCTCGGCTTTTAAGCTCGGCCATTTTGGCCAAGACCTCTGCACTGGTGGGATCACGCCATTCGCCCTCCCACAGGCCTTTGGCAATTTGGAACCCGCCTGAGTCGCCCAGCATGACCGTACCAGCTTCGCGGTTGCGCACCATGTCTTCGCTCCAGTCCTGCTTGTTGAGATCCAAGTTGGCATGTCCACCTGAGTACAGACTCCACCGATAAGGAAATAGCCCCTGCTGACTGTTTAGCCAGTTCAGCATCTCCATGTCCGGAATACCAGCTGGCAAGCGAGCCGGGTCCACATAAGGTCCGTTTACCGGATCACGTTGTTTGCCCACAAAGGTAGCATAAAATCCCGAGATGGCCGGAAGGAAAACGGCGTAATCGTTTTGTTTGGCAGTTAGGTTATCTTGAATCACTTGGTATGTGCTGGTAAAATGTAGTTGTAAACAGCCAGGCCCGAATCCACTGAGATCATGGCGCCGCCACCATCGCTGATACGGAATGTTTTGTCTCCGGCCAAATCCAAAATACTGATCACAGTCTTGATTGGCCATGTCCATTTGTGCTTGAGTGTGCCACGGACTCCGGGTTCAAACACAAAGTTACCAGCATGACTTGAGTGATCCCCAAAATAAAACTTTAAATTGCCATTTTCAGTCTTGACATCAAAGTTGACTTCTTCTGACATGGCCTGTGCCTGCATTTTGAATCTTTGTATTGCAGCCACAGTGGGAGTAAATTCGATCACCCATTGAGCACCTTTGAACTCTGCTGTTTTGAGCTTGGCATTCACATGTGTTGACGCCATGAATCTATAACTGTTCTTGAAGTCACCGGCGGCATTTTGGAAATTGATGCTTTCGGGTTCACCGGGCGAGGAATCTGTGGCACTGCGTCGACTAAGGCTCAGTACTGCATTTTCTCTATACTCCTGCAGGTTCAGCAAGATTTTGAGTTTGCTCAAATTGGGCATGCCAAACGTGCCCATTAATTCAGCCACCGGCGTGGCAAAAGCACCTTGTATTACCACACTGCGATCTTCGGCCAGGGCGTCAATCTTGGTTTCAGTGTCCGAGCCAATAATTCTGACTAAATCGATACAGCCCAGGTCCAGCGTGTGACCTACTAAATCTAATAAGTGATCTCTCATTGTAATTCTCCTTGATATGTTATTGTACGTGAGTTATTTAGAATTTGCAACCGGGTTTGGAATTATTTGTGCCAGGGTTTGACCGCCGCGCAGTGTGGTCAACTGTCCAGGCTTTCTGAGTTCAATCCAGCTCCTGGCCTGATTTGTTTCACAGTGAAAAAACTCAACCTGATAATTTGCCTGAGTGGCCCGGCGTTGTATGTCAGTGGCCTTGTTGTAGCAGGCATAGTTTTTTTCTGCCAGATCCACACCGGCTGCTCGTTCGCAGTCGTTGAAGGTCATGATCAACACACCACCAGGTCGCAGTTTTTGATAAATCTCAGCCAGATATTTTTCAATCATGTTGGCTGGTCTAAAATCAAAATAATGATAGGCCAAACAAAGATTGAACTGCTCGTCTGGCAACTGAGACAAGATTGGCCGATCAAACGATTCTTCAATGGTGTACCGGCGTAGCCTACGCTGATACTGAGTATTGTAAGACGACAGATCCACCAGGTCCAACAGAGCCTGACTTTCGTCAATCAGATACAGCGGGTCGCTGGCAACCATGTGTTGCATGAATGGCTCTGTTCCTGGATGTATGATCATGGCCGGATATCGCCAATCGGTATTTTTTATTATGCGAGAAATATACAATTGCTCAGTTTCAGGTTTGATTTTTGTTGGAAGATTGCGATACTGCGCTGGAAATTCTTCGTGCTGTGACCATCGCCCATTCAGAGTGTCTTGATACCAGTCAGCACTGCGCTGATACCAGGCTACTTCTTCTTGGGCAATGCGAGTTTTTACCTGTTGTTTGAGCTGATCCAGAGTGCTTTCAAAATCTACCAGTCCTGACAGGATTTGTTGATACTTGATCTGCAACGGTTCAACATTGACAGCACCCGAACAATTTTGTGCCACCAACAGAATACCAATCAGATCAGTCAGCACAGTTTGATGAGTGCCCACAGATGAAACTGTTTGTAGTCGTTCCCCAAACGCCACCAGATCGCGGAATGACATCATGACCAGTTGAACAAAGATTCAAATGTGTTGGCAGTATTGGTTGACGAAGCCAAGTCCCAATCCAGCACACCCAGCAGGTTGGAAATTTTTTGGTCAACCACAGTGGCTTCCATGCTGGCATTGTCAAACGGCAGTTCCTTGAACCACTCGGGCAAGTGCAGTTCGTCAGTGGGATAGCCAATGCTGGTCCAGCCCAAGGGATTGGGTCTGAGTTTGCACACAATGGTTTTCATGCCGTCCACAATCTGCTGACTGTAGCGATCACCGTTCATGTTGCGTAGGCTGTTCCAGTTCAAAGCAGCTCGCACATGTCCTGGCATGTTGGCACGACCCTGTCGTTCTTCTTCTTGGCCGTAGTTGGTCAAGTTGTTGACACGTTTGGGCGATCCTTTTTCCCAACCTGGACGATCCTTGAACACATGCTTGAATTCACGAATCTTTTCAATGATTTCTTCGCGAGTGGCATTGGTCAACACATCAGTCAGCACTCGGCTCAGGAATTCCTGAATGACCTTGGGTGTGTCAGATCTCTTTAGATCAAGCCCAGTGACCTTGACCTGGCCAGGTCGACCATCCAGATCTTTTCGTCGGCCTTCTTTGTCAATGATCATGACTGCATAGCGTTTTTTGGTAATAAACAAGCCCTTGCTGGCCACCACTTCACGACCGCCACGTATGACTGACCCCATTTCTCTGGGCACATGGAATGCCTGTTCCATAAAGCCTGGAAAGCTGGCATTGACCTGTTCGGCAATTGAATCGTACAACTGAATGGCAATTTCTTTTGACCAAGGCATGGTGCCAGCATCTATTTCGTCTTTCAGTGCAGGATAGGCTGTGAAGTAGCAGGAGTCTGTGTCACCATAAATGATTGAGTCGCCGGTATGGTCATATGCGCCAGTGATGCATTCGTTCACATAGGCATCCATATGCCGTGCAATGGCACGCCCGGTAAGAGTTGTGGATTGCCCAATACGCTTATCAAAGAACCTGCAACCAGGATTAAGAATAGCACCATACAAACTATTGAGATTAATTTTTTTAACATGTTGTCGTTTGTCCCAATATTCTTCTTGAATTTTGTCCTTGGCATTTTTGGCTTCCTCTAACTTTGCCTGCATTTGTTTACGCTCGGCATACCAGCGTTTTAACAGTCCCGGAATCACAGCCTCACGTTCGTATGTGAATATTGTGCCATTGGCAGTGATTGCCCAGGGTTGATTGCTGTCAAACAGCATGGTCCATATTTCAGCGGCACTGTGTACAGTCTCAGAACCGTCGGTCCAGTCTACAGTGATTCCTGTACTGCGTTGTTGTTCCATGACCGCGGTATATTCCAAAGATCCAAACAGGCCTTCCCAGGCTTCAGTAAACGATGTGCCTTTGACTTTTTTACCATTGACAATCTTGTCGGCCATTTTGTCAGCAATGTAACGATCTGTCATGACAGGTCGCAGTTGCCCAACAATAGTTTCAGGTCCCATATTGAGCGCACGGATCGCACTGGGATACAAACTGTTGATGTCGATTGATCCAATGTATTCGTGAATACCTTTTTTGGGATATGCCACATAAGCACCAGCTGCTTGAGTATCTTCAGTTGACAATCGATGCTTGCGATTGGGCACTACCAGGCCACGATCATGTGCTTCGTTGATGATGGCCTGCTCGGTCAATTGCACAGCACCCATGGTGGTCTGTAGCAACACAGTATTTTCGTGTGCCAACAGATTGGCCAGATCCAAGAACTTTAGTTGTCGATCCAGTTTGACCAAAATCATGGTATCCTGGCGATTGTACTCGATGAATTTTTTAAAGTTCTGATTGTACAGTTGGTCCAAGGTGCCTTCAAACACAGTCTTGGTTTCGCCCAGTTCGTGTTCAGCAATGGCATCCAAACTGTAACTGTGTCGTTCTTCATAGGTGTATTTGCGATACAGTTGCATATAGTCCATATGCACACGACCAATCAGGTCATAGGTTTCATTTTCTGCACCAAAGCGTTCAAACATGCGTTTCTTGGGATACTGATTCCACAAGCAAAATCTTCGAGTATCGTCGCGGCTCAGCACCCTGGTCACTCGATTCACTGTGTAGGGAATATCGAAACCCTCTGAATTCCAGCCACTCAACACATCTGCATCTTCGATCAGATCCAAAAATGCTTTCAGTAGATCTGTTTCACGTTCAAAAACCATGGTGTTTTCAAACTCAGCGGCAATCTCTTCAGCAGTGTCCAGACTCATGTGTTTGGGCGGCAATACCAGTGTGACCATTTGTTCCAGCCAACTGAGATAAACTGATATGGCTGTGACAGCATTGAATGGATCTGTGGTTGGACTGAACCCACGTTTGGGATCAAAATCTACTTCGATGTCAAAGAATGCCACATTGAGTTGCGGTGCAGTCTGACCCTTGTAGTTGTCTTCCAAGCATCTAAAAATTGGATTGATGTCACTTTCATACATGCGTTTTCCGCTGTGTATGCGTATTTCCTTGCGGAACTCTTTGTTGTTTCTTGTACTGAACCTTGACACTGGCGTGCCAAATATGCTTTGAAATCGGCCTCGCGGGTCGTCGTAGTACAGTATGTAGTTGGCCGGAAATTCTTGATAGACTCTGAGTCCATCTTTCCTTTCGACCACATGAATGCGATCGTGTTCACGATCAAACAGTGCGTCAAGGTAACTCAAATATTTCTCCGTTTATGGCCCGGTTGACCATGATTCATGCTCGTTGGTGAGCGATTCCAACTGTTACTTATAATGTTTTACCAACCTGGGTCAAGATCTGTTCCAGCAATTCGTGGTCCTGTTGAGCGCGACCAAATTCAGCCTTGTGTGCCAGCTTGATGGCTCGTTTGAGAATGGCCGGTTTGATTTCCAACTCTTCGGCAATGGCTTTTACAGTGTCATTGAGTCCTTCGGTGAGTGTTTCAATTTCGTGTGTGACCTGCATGCCTTCGTTGATGATCTGATTGAGTTTGGTAGTTTGTTCTGCCGTAAAGACGCGATTTGTCATTTGTTTCTCCTGTTGAATATACAATTATACGCTATGTAAATTGCACAGTCAATGATATTGCTCACTTTTGGGCGAACGGTAGCGAATCGTTCGCACAGGCCAGCAGCCGGCCACACCACGTAACTGAGTTACGGTCCTAAGGGTGTTCTTTTGACTCTCTTGCAAATTCCTTTGCACGGCCCTTGGGGTCAACGTGCCAGGCATAAAAACGTGTGTTGGGATACTCTTGTTTCAGTTGCATAAAACTGTTCAAATTGGGCACAGCATCGTCGTACATGATGGCCTTAGTGTAACTGCCTTGATCCAGCAGACTGCGTATGATCTTCTTTTTCTTTTCTTCTGTGTTGTTGCCAGGCATGTTGCCTGCACGATACACATGCACACGATTCATGTCAACACCAAACTTACGGAACGTGTCCAAAAACAATTCTTTATCATCAAAGTCTGCACGGGCTGTGACCATGACCACTCGATTGCCGGTGTTGATGTCGTGCTTGAGTTGATCCATCATGGGAATGATTGGCCTGGCGTTGTTGAAAAATTCTCGTGCGTTGCGAAAATCGCCAAAGTCAAATGTCTCACCCGGCTCAAGACGATAGTGCGTGAAATCATGGCTGTTGAGACTCTTGACCACTCGACCATCGCGAATCACATGTACTCGAGTTTGAGTATGTACCAGGGTGTCGTCAATGTCAAACACCACCAGTTTTTGCGGTTGTATTTCGTGGGCTCGCATATTTTATTTTATACCAATCTTCATGTATTGTTCATAGGCACCGTCTGGGTCTGTTAAATCCAAAGTGCCTTGATAGGCTGTGGATGACAGCGGATAGTAGCTGTCAAACTCTTGAAAACTGTCAAATTGATTGGCAGCCCCTGGGTCTTGATTTCTGGCTTGCAAAACTGTACAGATGCCCATGGGCATGTGTTTCAGCCACTGTAGTCCTTTGATATTATGACAACTTAAATTGATCACCAGGCCATCGGGTCCAAGCTGTCGATAATCCAAATTGTTGGCATCTTGGCGCATGTTTTTAATTTTGTGATCCAGTCCCAATTGTGCCAACCGTTGCTGTCCCTGTTGCATCGAGCGGGCATTGATATCAACATTGACTATATAATCAAATGAAATATATCGGTCCAGCATGAACAACAACAGTGCCACGTTGCTGTACCAGGATCCTAAAATGTAAATGGTATCAAATTGATTCTTGATTTGTGCCAAGGTGGCTATGGCCCAGAATCGTTCCAGATTGAGACTGGCGCTGTCACTGCCGGCCAAGGTGTTGGCATTGGTCTCAGCAAGGGGCGTAAGGAAGTCTTGGACGATCATGTTCGGGATATTGGATATTGGGTTCAGGATACACAGGATACTGATTGGGATTTTGATTTGCATTATGGTTCATAGACTAAATGGATCAATTATTACCAAGTGCCCGTCGTCTCTGCAACGAAGGTTTTCTATATAGCT